CTACGGATTGGGCAATCCAATCACTGCTTACGGCTTCAGCGGCAAGCGTGGAGCCGTCCTCAAGCCGAGAGAAGTCCAGCGCAACACCGTTGATGACGAGCGTGTCACCTGCCTTGGTGACAGCCACTTCGGTATCAGACCGAACAGGGGAAAGCTTGATGATCATCGGAACCACCTCCCAATTGCCAGCCACTTTACATCCATGCTGGTGGTGAAACTTGTGGTGTGCAGGGGGTAAAGACCATGGAAGTTAGTCTTTGAGGCAATGACCCCGCCCGTCCACCAAACCAGCCCGGTCCCGCCGGTGATCATGCAAGTGGTAAATGGCACGTCGATAAATTCAGCAGCAAATGCTGGCCCAGGAATATACGGCCCAACAAAGACATAACCGTTAGGGCTTGTTATTGCGACGCTTGCGTAGCTATCACTCCGCAGGCATATCAGTGTGCCGTTAGCAAACTTGATGTATGAACCGGCGGCATTGCTACCGCTTTCGATAATAGCCCCGGTGGGAATACCGCCAGATTGCGAAACAGTGCCGACTATTCCAGCGCTCGACACCAGTTTTTTCCAGTCTGCCGAGGTGGATACGTTGTTTTGTGCGCCCCTTATGTACGCATCGCCTGCTACGTCAATGGCAAGCTGCGCTCGTCGGTCTACGGCATAGCCCATGTCTAAGCCGATGGAAGCCCGATTTGTAGGAGGCCCATCTACAGCGGCTGCGCCGTTCCATGCTTTAAACCTATTGCCCTTCCAATTGGCCTGAGCTTCAACTGGTGAAGCCGCGCCTAAACCAAAGTCACCAACCTTGGTAACGCTCTCCGCAGTTGTATCTAGGCTGCTGGTGGTCAGGCTCGCCTTTGCTGCCGTGCCCAAACCCGCTAACGTGCTGCCCCAGTCGTTGACGATCTGGCGCAGGCGATCCGCCGACTCCTTCACGTAGCCCTGCATTGGCGCCAGGCCGTAGGATCCACCGGTGACACTAGCCCCCTGATAGGCCGGGAGAATACTGAGCACTGTGGCGCTCGTGATGTTGGTTACTTCGTACCAGCGGCCATCAGGCCCTTGAAATGCATCGCCCACTCGGGAGTTTGCAGAAAAATCGGTGCCGGTACCGGTCACCGTAGTTTGGCCAGCCGTGATAGCGACCTTGCCTTGCCTGTACCAGGGCATGAATTGTTCCTTCAGAGAGGTTTCATTGGGCGCGAGGCGAACAGGGTTCGGCCATTCGCGGTCAGCGGGTTGATGCCTGAGCCGTTGTCGCAGTACATCTGCAGGATCGACCGGTTACCCGGCAGGAAGCCGCCGAAATTCGCGCGGATAGGCTGGGTGGTCTGAATAATGTTTGTGCAGGAGAACAACGCATTGGCCAGTACGTAGTCGTCGTAGCTTCCGGTCCACGGCATCTGCTGGCTCGGCGCGTAGTAACCAGTGCCCGTGATGGGGTTGCCGGTATTGGCAAAAGCGCTGGTTGACGGCTGGCTGTTCAACAGCGCCAGGTTGGCCGTGGTGACAAAAGTCCGATTGCCAATCGCATCTCGTACCGAAGCGTCATATGCACCGGGCGGGGTAATTGGAGGCATATAGCTCGCACAAAACCAACGAATGCGCTGCGGCTGAGACCATGATGGACCGTGAGCAGCGCTTCCATATTGAGCAAGCCTGAAACCGGTCCAGTTGCCAGGGCTGCCGGCCACGCGGAATTTGCCGACCATCATATAGTCGTCAGCATTGATGAAAATCAGCGGCCTTTCATAGGTAGTAATTGGCGCGGGGAATGTGTAGTAGTTATCACCTTCAATGTTTTGATTTCCGCCACCAAATACCAGCGAAAACTTGCCTGAGTACCGAATAGACAAGACCCGATTGACCGAGTCGATCTGGGTCCTCACGTTGTTGTTGAAGGTGCGAATGCCGTATGAACCGGGTGCAGAGAATGGCTCACCACCCTGCGACAGAATCATCACCTGCCAGGTGAGGCCCTGCGGCTGCCGGAGATGTAACTGACCGGGTGAGTACCAGGATTGCGGGGAAAACGTGTTCTCCCCGCGGTCCTCCAGGGTGTCAACGACCACGAACGACTGGGCTTGGATCTCAGGTATCGAGATGTACTGGTCAAAGCTGCCATTGCCCGTCACCGTCATCATCTTCAGCGAGCGAATCGGGGTGATCGTTGTGTCGAGCGAAACGACAGCGGCCGCATCCTTCGTCCGCATACCGTATTGCACCGTCATCAGGTAAGCCTCCCTACCGCTACGCGCTCGACGCCATTCACGTCATAGACATACATCCCGCCGTTGTTGATGATTGTCTGGCCGTTAGCATCCTGGCCGCGCACGGTGAACGCGCCGGTGACCATATTTAGCTCGATCAGCGGCAGACCCTGAGCGTTTACCGCCTTGGACCTGAGCGTCATACCCAGCACGATCTGCTGGATGAATGCCGTGTTGATGAACGCCTGGTTGATAAACACCTGACCGTTCTGCACCACGAACGGCGACGACAGCGTGTCGTTGATGTTGTTCACCACAGCGAAGCGGTCAGCACTCACCAGGAACTGGCTCTGCAGCCCGGCCGGACCGTTCTCGATACCCAGCCCGATACCGGCGGCCACGTATTGCCCCTGGGCATTGAGCTCCATCTTCACCGCCCACATCGTCCGCGCCTTGCCATCGGCTGTGGCCTGGGCCTCACTGATGGTCTGCACCGCCGCATTCGTATTCCCTACGGATACCTCTAGCGTCTCCTGCTTGCGCACGATTGCCGCATCTCGTGATGCGCTTGCCTTTACCTCAACAGCGAATGCCGCTGTCGAATCCCATTGTTGGAGTGCGCCGGCCAGATCGCCCTCGGCATCGTCGTCGCGATAAGAGGCGCGCAGGGCCTGGAGGCTTTCAGCTGTAGCGGTGACCTTGCCGTCCACCTCGGTGATCTTCGTGGTATTGGCGCTCACCTGCTGCGCAAGGCCGTTGGCCGATTCGACGGATTGACCGACATCAATCCAGAGAACTGGGCTGGGCGGTGCATTGCCTCCTCCAGGATCTGCAGCGACATCCTGCCGAGCCTGGTAGATGCGCTCATCGACGACGACCATCTGGTCCTTGGTGTAGGGCTGATCCGGGTTGTAGGCTTTCAGCCCGTCCAAGGCATCGATCTGGTCCTGCAGGCCGTCGATCTTCTCGACCAGGTCCTGGCCAAGTTCGCTCTCGGTGATCTGCCCGCTGATCATCTCGAGAATCGGCGAAGCATCTGTGCTGGATGTCCCCTTCACCGCATTCGGCGCCACTGGAAACCACGGTCCGATGTTGCCGGTACGGTCAACCAGGCGCGCCCAGAAGAAGAACGACACACCAGCAGCCAGACCCTGCAGCTTGTAGTCGCTCTGCGGGTAGGCCAGATCGGTGAGCTTGGTGGCAGCCTCCAGGCTGTTGCTCGGGCTGTACCAGATCTCTGTCCGCTGGGTGTCCTCGGCGCCAGCAGGGAAGCCCCACTTCAGGCCGATAGCGAAGAGCTCGCTGGTAGCCGTGAGATGGGTAACCGCTGGCGGCAAACCATCCTTGCCGTTGAGTTGAGTTACCGCGCTCACGGCAAAAACCGATGCCACATCCATCACGCTCACGGCGCTGACGCGGGCCGTATACAGCCCGGAATAGATGCCCTCAACCTCCGCACCGAGAGTGCCGGTGGGTGGTAGAGGGATCCAGCTGCCGTTGTCTTTCCGCCATTCAACTTTGTAGGTGATGGCACCTTTCACTGCAGGCCAGGAGATCCGCATGGTGGTGACCGCGATACCCTGCGAAACCACGCTGCGTGAGTCGATGCTCACGCTGGCAGGCGGATCGATTACGCCCGGAGGTAGAACAGTGATCGGCTGCGGATCCACCCGAGCCCCGTGATCAATGGCGTCAAACTTGTCCGGTTCATGCTGGACAGCCGTGATTTCCCACTGATGCATCGCCTTCGGCTCAATGGTCTGCACGCGGAAGCGCATCACGGCCAAGTCAGCGCTTTCAACCGACCAGGCACACTCTGCCTCGGGCAGCTCCGAATAGTCAGCCATAACCGTGACTGCGCGCCCGGTAACCGATTTGACAATTCGGCCTTCAGCCTTGCCGCTCGGCAGGTTGACGATCAAGCGATCTTCCGGCTGCACCTGGGCGTCGATATCGAGCGTGATTACTCGCTTTGTGGCAGCGCTGATGCGGCCGCCATTCGGGCGCCCCGAGAGCAGCTCGTCCGCTACGCCAATGATCGAGCCCGGCTCAATGTTTCGACCTTCCATGCCTGCTGTGAAACGGACAGTCCAGGTTTCGTACTGCTCCGACTTCAGCGCCCAGATCCCGTGGCGGATGGCCTCACCTTCAACGGTGCAAGCAAAACGGGCGATGTCGAGCATCCGATGCCCAAGCACGCCGATCATGTCTTCGTTGGTGACCGCCACCGGCTCGGTCTTGAACTCGTTCTCCGGGTTGTCCCAACCAATCTTGGCTCGGGTGTGACGGTCCGGCAGCGCGATAGCGCCGTAGTCGAATTCACCAATAATGTTCGAGCGAGTGAACACGTAGCCGTCATCATTGCCAGGGATATCGGCGATGACGGTTACCTTCGAGCCATTCCAGCAACTGCTGCCGCGGAACACGCTGGCCAGGTCCGACAGCAGGGCGTACCCCTCAACCTGATCCTGGATGTAGACGTTGGTGGTCATGCGTGGCTGCATGCCGCCCTTCCCGTCCGACACCATGACATCGCAATAGCGGCCAATTTCATACAGTGACCAGCGATCCACCATGTCGGCAGTAATACGGCGGCCCAGACCATAGCGGCGATGTAACAGCAGGTCATACCAGACCCAGGCCGGGTTGTTCGAATAGGCCAGCTTGAACGTGCCGTCCCAGTTTCCGGTATAGGTCCGGGTAGCCGGGTCGTAGTTGCTGGGCACCTTGATGATGCGACCGCGGCATAACAGGCTGAACTTGGGGAAATTGGAGAACTGCGAGGCGTCATACTGCAGAGCGAGCAAGGCCAAGTTCGGGTAGCGAAGCTTGGCGTCGATCACTTCCGTGAGCGCCTTCACCCGCATGATGTCGGCAAAATTGCTGTCGTTGCGGTTCGCGGTCAGCCGGCGAAGGCGGAGTACTGCCGAGCTGAAGCCCTGGGGCAAGTCAACACGATGGCTGCGCTCGTACTCGGTCGTGCCCTTGTCGTTGAGCGTGGCAGACAGCACAGTACTGAACGCTCCGCCATCCACAGACAGCTCAATGGCATAGTCGATGCGATAGCCAACCTGATCGCCGTTGGCTTTCACTTGCCAGATCTGTGGCCAGGACAGCCGCACCCGAACAGCGGACAGATCGCGATTGGTGATTGCACGGGTCCACGGGGTGTCCGAGCGAAGTTCGACAGGCAGGCCGGTCGACTGTTCGTATTCGGCGGCAGGAAAGCCAGCTATGTGTTCCTGGTCAACGGAACCAGAGCGGAATTCCCAGGTGGTTCCTGGAAACGCTTCGCTGCCGTCAGGAGCGATCAAAGGCGTACCGTCCAGCTTGATCGACCGCGCATCGTTGGCCGGCCCAGCAATCTCACCCTCGCTGACGATGTAGAGCATCTTGGCAGTGGCGATCGACAATGCGCTGTCGGGCGCCTTGTAAGGTGGCCGCGGTTTACTTTGGCCACCTTTAGCGCCGCGAATGTTGAGTGCTGCGCCCATGCGTTCCTCCGGGCAATAAAAAACCGCCCGGGTGGGCGGCTTGGTGAACTTGCTTTTTTCTAGACCTGGTCTTCGGCGTAGACGCCGGTCGAGGCCAGCGCTCCGCCTACATCTCGCTCTCCGTAGAGCAGCGGCTTGCAGCGCCCTTGCGCGGTGGTAGTGACTGCCCCGCCAAAGGCGTAGGAGGATTTGTTGCCATCGCCCTCCTCGCCCAGCAGGCCGGTAGTGGACGGCGCCATGTTCATGGCGATACCGCCCAACATCAAACCGGCGCCGATAGCAGCCAGCCAGTACTGCCCGGTAATGAGGCCAACCCCGATCAGGACGCCGCCTGCGATGGTTGCGAACAAGCCACCGGACTTGCTGCCGACCACGATCGGGGCAATGCGGATATCGTCCCCCTGGGTTGAGCGCATTTCGAGCTCGGTTTCCCCGAGGTTCTGCTTGCCGCGAAACACCGCGAACTCCAGGCCGCGCTCATGCCCTAAGCGCAGGAAGCGGCGGAACCCCGGCAGCATTACGCACAGGGCATGAATGGCTTCACCACAAGAGGCCACGGCCAGGTAATGAACCCGGCCGAAGCGAGAGCCCAGAACACCGTATAGGCGCACAGCAACAACGGGGGGCAAGGCTGGAGCGGGTACCGGCATGGCCATCAGGCGTCCTCCGGTGCTCGTTGGTGGCGAAGAATCATCACGGTGCGCTCAGCCCACATCCCGCCGTACACATCCCGGGAAGACTTCTTGCCGTAGCGGTGATGCAGGAAAGTGCCGGGTGCCACATGCAGGTCCGGCACGCTCGACAGCAGACCATCGCCCAGATAAACCCCGGCGTGGTTGGGCGCTGCCGGCATGGCGCCGCCCTGGGCGGCGATCTGCATCACCACCAGGTCGCCTTTCCGCAGATTGGCCACGCGATAGAACCCGGCCTCTTCGTAATAGCGCGCATACAGGCTTTCGCCCTCATTCCACCAGCCATCGCGGCGCGGGAAGTTCGGCAGGTCGATACCCCATTCCCGGGCGTACCAGTCACGCACCAGGGCATAGCAATCGAGAATGCCGTGGTGAAACTCGCGATCCAGCAGCGGGGCCTGATAGCCCTCCGGCTTGATGGTCGCGGTGTCGCCTCCCGGCCAGCCCAGAATGAACCAGGGCACGCCGTGCAACTCACAACTGACGCGGTCGGCCATGCTCGGCGCGGCCAGCGCGTTCGGATGGCTGTGCACGATCTCGACAATCTCACCCCGGTCTTCGGCCGCACACTGGTCCTCGGGACTGATGATGAAGTGCTCGCTTGGCGTCTGGGCGTCATTGCGGCACGGCACATACACGCGCCGGCCGTTCTCCCTGATCACCACTCCGCAGCATTCGCGTGGCAGCTCAGCCTGGGCATGGGCCTGCACCTGTTTCAACAAAGTCTTGTTCATGGTCACACCAGGCCGGCGCCAGGGACGCCGCCAAAGGGTAAGGGGTTGTTCTCTCCGAAGCGCTTCTTGCAGTCGCTCAGGCGCCCGCCGCACCGGTCCAGCGCCGGATCATCAACGGGGTTGCCGTCGGCATCGAACATCTTGGTGCCGGTGTAGTTGCAGTCGGGGCCGCGGTACTCACCCCACAGGCACCACTCACAGCGGTTCATGATCAAACCGCCGGGTAACATCTGCCCCTTTACCGAAGTCGGCGGCGCCAGGCCGAACACGATCTCTTGGCGGCCGATACTGGTCGGCACGTTGATAAACGAGATGCTGGTCCGCTCCTGATCGCTGGCCGTCGGGTTGCCGCCGGGAAAGTTGGCCGCGTCCAGATACTTGGCATAGGTCTCGCGGACCGTGACCTTGATTCCCACCAGGTGATGGAACTGAACGCACAGCGCCGTGATGACGCCGTCCAGGTTGCCCAGTTTCAGCATTGGAGTGCTGGTGTTGCCCTCGGTGCCGCGGCCAAAGCCGCCGACCTCAAATGGCCTGGGCTGATAAGCCTGACCTTTCCAGATGATCGGCGTCGATTGCCGGTGAGCGTGGTACCGCAAGATGCCCATACCCCGCGCTTCGCCGTCCAGCTCAATCAGCTGAATCAGCGCGCCAGGCTCAAGCCTCTGGTCATCCAGTGTGATCATGGGTCGAATACCTGTTCGAATGTGGTGCTGATGGTGTACTTCTTATTGCCGTGGCTTTGCAGCTGCCAGCCACCAGTGGTGATGTAGGCGCCTTGGTCTTCAAGCGGCGGCGTCCACAGGAAGTGGTTTGCGCCTTTGTGCCGCTTGAAAAAGTCCCTGATTGCCTTGATGTAGGCCTCGCTCCCCGTGAACGACACTGCATAGGTGCCGACCAAGTTGTTGATGCCGACCGACAAGCGTTGGCTGTAACCGTTGTTGTACTGCGAGGTCAGCACATCGGGCTGGACATCACCCGAAGCACCAACCCGGGGAGACCAGTTGAAAACCTCTGGCATCAGCCATTCCTCCTGTTGCTGGGGTCAAGCAGACCGTTCTGGCCCTTCTCCTGGATGATTACCCCCCGGGCGACCTTGGGCATTTCTTGTCGAACCGTATTGAGCAGGGCTTGGCCCATGGCCTCGTAACCCTCAGTGGATGTCACCGAGCCGCCCGTGCCATCACCGCTGATGTGAATGGAGATTCGCGGGGCAGCAGCGGCACCGTCGGCAACAGCCGGCATCGTGAACCCAACGGAAGCGGGCATGGCTGATGTCCCGACGTAACCGCCAGTGGCATAACCGCGCTTGTTCAGGCCTTCGAGGTAATCGCGCATACCCGGCAGCTGCACTACCTCTTTGCGCAGAACGAACTCACCACCATGTACCACCCCTTTGGGCTCGAACTTGCCGCCGTCGCCGGTGTAGCCGCCGCTAGAGAACCCAGCCAAGGCCATGCCGCCAACCATGGCAGCATTTGCGTAGCCGGCCGCCAGCAGCGCCGCGCCCACCGGAATACCTCCCAGCACTGTCAGCTCGGCCGGCGCCTTGGCCGCCGCGATCTGCGCATTCATGATGATCGACGCGACCGCGAAAGCCTTCTGCGCAACAAATAGCGCTTTATATGCACCGGACTGCTCGCCAGCGATCTTGCCGACCATATCTGCCGCCTGACCGGAGAGCTCGCTGAAGGTGCTGACCACTGCAACCTTGTACGAATCCTGGATGCTGGAAAGCCGCTCATTGTTGGTACGGGTGATGTCAGCCACGCGGTCAAGGTAATGCTGTTCGGCGGCAAGCCGTTGCTCATTCGTGCTCTGCTGGTCGGCCAGGATCTGGTCGCGCAGCTCGGCCTGCAGCGTCAGTTGCTTGTCGTGCCACTTCTTGAGCGCGGCTTCTGCCTCGGCGATCTTGATCAATTCACCAGACGGGCCGGCAACAGATGCGTCGAGACCGCCATACTCCGGCGCCTCAGTGAGAGTGGCCTTGGAGATCGCGTCGGCGCCCGCACGGTATTGATCCGAATTCAGCGTGCCGGCACGCTTGGCGGTTTCCAGAACCTTCATCCGCTCGCGCGTGGTGGCGAGCAGCGCCTGCTCCTTCGTTTGCAGGCTGGACATCAGGCCGTCGTAGGCTTTTCGCGCGTTCAGTGCATCAAGCTCGATGGCCTTCCCTTCGAGCAAGGCCTTGTTTCGGTCGCTGAGCTTTGAGAGCTCGCCGTTGGCCAAGTCGTAACGCAGCCGGCCCAGCTCGGTCGTTTCATCATAGAGCGCGACCTGCTGAGTCAGGTTGCCCAGGGTTTGCTTGTAGGCATCGTTCAGCCGCTCGGCCTGCCGCTGGATATCCTCCGACGCCTTCTTGGCCTTCTGCTGGGCTTCGTCGGCCGCCTTCGCCACCTCCTTGGCCTGCGTCTCAGCCTGCACCAGAATGCGCCAACCCTCTGCAACACCGGGATCAACACCCTCGCGCTGAATGCGGCGATTCAGCTCGCCCATGGGGTCGCCGCCATCGCGGGCAGCATTCAGGCGCTCAACCAGGGTCTTCGTGTAATTGGTCCAGCCGTCGAGTGTCTTCTGGTCTGGCCCCTCAATCCTGTTCAGGCCGGAAGCTACGCCGTTCGCTGCAACCTCCGCCTGATTCATCACCCCGTTGAGCGTGTTGATCTGGTCGCCGAGGATACCGGCCTTGCCGATGTTTTCCTGGTACTGCGCGGCCAGCGACTCCAGCGTCGACTTCACTTCCTTGTTCGGCCCGATCGTACTGCTGAGGCTTTCCGTGGCGCGGTCAATGTCGATCCCGCCAGCGATACTGCGGCGGAAGTTCCCTGCAGCGGTCGCGCGCTGGTACTGGTTGGCCTGGAAACGCTGGCCGCCAGCATAGTCTCCTGACGGGCCCTGTGCGACAGCCTGCATTTCCTTGACGATCTCAGCAGCCTTTGCTCGGGCTGCCTGCTGCTCCTCGAGCAGCTTCGTCAGGATTGGTCGGCGTTGAGCATTACCAAGTTCCTCCCACTCCTTTCTCAGCTCCACCACCGGACGCTTCAGGTCAATGGTCGCCTGCATGACCTTGTCGCTGTTGTCGCGGAACAGTAGGTAACTGGCGGCGACTGAACCGACGGCCAGCGCCAGTCCGGCCGGCCCAGTGAGAACGCCAAGCAGCCCGGTGCCAACTCGACCCAGGAGGGAAGTTGCAGCCTGGTTCGCAACGGTCGCAGCGGTATGGGCTGCCGTAGCGCTGGCCGCATCAAGACGAGCAATCCGCAGGCGACTCAGCGCAGCCGTGTGCGCGTCGGTGGTTCGCGTGGCAATTGCCTCGGCCTGGGCCGCAAGCACCTCGGCGCCGGTGCGGCGCACTGCAGCTGCAGCAGCATCCACCTGGGCTTTGGTGCGGCCGATCTCAGCTGAGCGCGCGGCTCTCGCGGCATTGGCCTGCTCCCAAAGCCCTTTGACCAAGTCGCCGGTCTTCAGTCCGGCATAAGCTGCGCCAGCCGTCAAAGCGGACGCGGCCAACACATCCATGTTCTCAGCAACAAAAGAAATAGCGCCCGATAGCACTTTGGTGCTTCCGGTCGCCCCATCAATCCCGCCAACCCAAGCCTGAAAAGCATTGCTTACGGTGGTAGTAGCTCGGGACACCGACCCTGGCATTCCTTCGAATTCGCCTCGCAGCGAACCAAGCTGGCCAATAAGTGCTGGCACTACCTTGTCGATAGTGAGCAGCCCCTGATCTGCCATAGCTTTAAGGTCTTTTCGAGCAACGCCCATCCCTGCCGCAAGCGCTCGAATAACTCTATCGCCATTCTCGTTGACTGAGTTGAACTCTTCGCCGCGCAATACGCCTTGACCAAGCGCTTGAGAAAACTGAGTAATTACCGATGATGTTTCGGCAGCGCCGGCGCCGGAGAGCTGCAAGCCCAAAGCAAGAGATTCAGTTACGCCCAGAACATCGGAAGATGAAAACCCGAACTCACGCATAGACGATGCCGCCCTGCTGAACAGGTTTGCGTTATCTGTGAATGAGGTTCCGGTGCGCTGGCTCAGCTCAAACAACGCCCCCTGACTCTCTGCAAAGTCGCTAGCACTGGATGATGCCTGCTTCAGTCGTGCATTAACCTGATTCCAAGAGTCGGCCTGCTGGACAATGTTGCCGACGGCCAGAGCGCCGGCCATAGCTCTCGCATAACCTCCGACGGAGGAAGTCAGGGACTGCATTGCCGCGCCTTGCGCCCTTACAGCAGCCTCTTGAGCCCGCCAAGAACTAGTCGCATCACGATTGCCAGAGGAAATGGTGCGCAGATAGCTTTGCCCCATTCGGCCTGCCCGAGACATCTCTCTTTGATAAGCGCTGGTTTCGGCGGAGACACTAACAATCAAGGAGCGCAGCGTTTGTCCAGACATCACCTTCCCCTTGGCATAAAAAAACCCGCCGAAGCGGGTTATTTGGTTCTTTCATCACTCAATATTTCAGAGCGCTGATCTATGTAAAATCGCCATCGATTTGCGCAATCAGCAAATACAACGATGCTGGATGGTGGGCTACTGAACTTTTCTGAAAGCCCAACATATTCAACCCGGTCACACTTCTTCTGCTTTGCTGCCTTGAAGAGCGCGGCACGCTCAGCAGCCTTGATGCGCTCCACTCCGGCTTCACCCCAGATTTTGAACGTTTTGGGGTACTGCTCCACTGAATACGTTGAGAGTACTGACTCGTTTATGACGACATCCTTGTCATCCCTCTCAGAACTTCCGCAGCCAGCCAAAGCCAATGCTGTAAGTGTTGCGAGCATCCCTTTCAAAGATCTATCCCCTCACCGATAAAAATGGGGAATGTAACATGCACTGTCTATCAGGCCAGTCTCCTCGCTTCCCTAGCCATCAACGCTGGCCATCAGGAATGCCTTGAATAGCTCCTCCCCCTCCTCCGGTGTTTCTTCGGCTGGGCGCACCACCTCCGGCTTCCATTTCGGCAGCAGGTCCATCGGGGTGACCTTGGCGCCTTGGGCCTGCAGCGTGGATGCAGCAATGATCGAAGCCTGGATATCACCCCGAGCATCGCTGAGCGGGGACTCCTCGTTGTAGGCCATCCACAGGAACATCTCTTCAGCGCTCATGCGCTCCCGCAGGTCTTGCAGCGTCATTCCCAGCCGGAGGGCCAGAGTCAGCATGAACGCCAACTCCGGCTCCTCCGTCAGTCGTTTCCCGCCGCTTCCACTGGATCTTGAGCGCCGGCACCGGCTTCGACGCCGCTGAGCTCGAAGGCCTTGCCGACCAAGCGGTCGTGCACCGGGCTGAACGCCTTGGCCACGGTCTCCACATCCGCATCCTCGAAGATGCGAGCATGTGACTCGCCCAGCAGGGTGCGGACCAGGACGAAGGCATAAATCGGCGACGAGTCGAGGTCGACCAGTCGGGCAGCCGGGGCTTCGCCCTCTTCCGCTTCGGGGATCTCGCTCAGTCCGACAGCCGCCCGGGCCGCAGCAACGGCAGCGGCAGCACGACGGCGATACTCAGCCCAATCGCCCGCACTCAGCGCCATCACAATCACCTTCGCGCCATCCCACTCCGGCACGTCCAGCGCTTCATGCTTGAAGTTGCGGACTGGATCGAGAGCCATGGAGCGCAGGCTTTGTGCGCCTGCAGCCTTTGCGCGCGCCATTACGGGGTCACCGGTGGAATGGTGAAGGTTACGCTACCTGTGATGCGCACGTTGAAGGTGCCGTTAACGGTACCGTTAGGCGCGGCGTCCCAGGTGAACTGAGTGACCAGACCGAGGAAGGTCGAGGATGTGCCATCTTTGAAGATCGATTTGAATGCGCGCGGCTCGCCATCGTCCCGGGCGGTGCGCAGCACGATCTGGGCTTCGTCGTCGGCCTTCCAGTTGCCGGACATGCTGAAGGTACCGTTGTCGGCCAGGCCCACAGTGAACTCCTTGGCCTCGCTCGCCAGGGTGGTCACTTCGATCTCGTCCGACTGGCCGCCCTGGAACTGCGGTTGCTTGATGGTGACCGAGAGGTCCGCGAACTCGAGGCCGGCCGCAGCCGGATCAAGGGTGGTGGTTTTGGAAACGCTGAGCTGGGTACCCTGCGTTTTGACGAACTTCGCTTTGGTTGGGTTCTGCGCGGCCATGGGGCCTCCTATGGTTGCAGGGTGTACTCCCAGCTGACGCTGAAGAGCTTGGTGTCATCTTCGAAAACGTCCGGCAGGCGATCAGCGCTGCCGGTGGTGAAGTCAGCGCCGTCGGCAGTCATGACCGTGAAAGCCTCTTCGGCCAGGGTCAGCGCCTGAAGGAAGCTTTCGCCCCAGGCGTCGAGCTGAATGGTGAGGTCCTTGGAGCCATCCCATCCGGCCAGGGTGAACCCTGTATCGCTGCCGATGGTTTGGATGACCAAGCGGGGCTGTGCGGCGTCTGCCGGGGCAACGCCAAAGAACACGCGCCCGTCCACCAATGGCGATAGCCTGGTGATGAGGGATTGCTCGATCATGGGGATTACCGGGTGATTGCGTTGTCGATGCCTTCGGCGAGCTTGTCGGCGGTGGCCTTCTCGATCTCGGCCAGGTTGGCATCCCAGGAGGGGCGAATGAACGGTGCGGCGGCCATCTTCGAGGTACCGTACTCGAGGAATCGCCAGTAGAACGGCGCCTCGTAATCGGTCGTGGTCGATTGCCCTTTCTTGCCCGGCCGCTTGCGCGCCTTGCTTGTCTTTCCGGATGGCTTCTTCACTCGAACGCCGGCTGTCGCCGCACCCGGGGTTTCCCCCTGTTTCACGCGAGTGGCTTCAATGTTCTTCTTCAGCTTGCCGGTTTTGATTGGGGTCGCCTGCCGCGTCTTGTCCCGGGCGACCCGCGCGCCAGCGATGACGGCATCCCGCACGACCTTGTTGCCCACTGACCGGGCCAGGCGTTCGAAGTCGGCCTGCAGGTCGCCCAGACCGACGACAGTCAATGATCCATTGCTCATTTTGGCTTCACCGTCTTGCACATGAGTTTGAGCATGTCCCGCTGGTTGGTTGCCAATGGGGCGACGATTTCGTAGCTGATGCCTTCATGTACCAGGTGCTGGCCGGCGACCACGTCCTTGCGGTACCGGATGTTGATCTCAGCGCTGACCTGAACCTGCATCTGTGCCGCGGCTTCGTACATTCGGCCAGATGGAATGTTGATCTCAGCCCAAAGCTTTCCAAGGTCTCCCCAGGTCTTTGTTGGCTGACCGAGGGCGTCCTTGCCCTCGACATATCCACGGCGCATGCAACGGTGGCGTAATGGTCCGGCTCTCATGCTGGCTCCTCATCATCCGGGCCGTGGAGATTTCGAGACGACCACAACTGCGACTCGACGCCAAACGGAACATCTGCCGTAATCGTGCCGATGGCCACAGCCTCGCGGTTCGCGTAGGAGTGGGCAATGAGCAACAGCATTGCGGTCTTGAAGCTCGCCTTGAAGTCTGAGACCTCAACCAGTTTCGGGTTGTCGCAGTACCAGAGAGCCCAAGCGAGCGCCGACTCAGCATAGAGCTCGATCAGCCCATCTTCATCGTCGTGATCGACACGGAGGTGCTGACGAATCGTGCCGATCGGCAGCAGTTCCAATGCCCTGACAGTCATTTTTTCTTGCCCGCCTTCGGCTCAGTGGCCGGCTGCTCCTGCTCCTGCTCCTGCTCCTGCTCCTGCTCCTGCTCCTGCTCCTGCTCCTGCTCCTGCTCCTGCTCCTGCTCCTGCTCCTGCTCCTGCTCCTGCTCCTGCTCCTGCTCCTGCT